TCGGATTTTGGAGATTTTACTTTTCATAATTACTCACAAGTGTGGTCGTGTTCACTTGGAATAATCAAGAGACGACACCAGAAAGGACGAAAGAAACAATGAGTAGCGGATTGAACCTTCTTAAAATAATTGAAGAAATGAGAAAGTTTGATAATCAAATTGAAGCACAAGCCATTGCTGTGTTTTTCTTTGTAGCGAACAAAGGCAATAAGGAAGGTGTTGCCATGCAGACAATAAGTGAAGAGTTAGACTTGGCTCAATCTTCTGTGTCTAGGAATTGCTATAAACTAGCAGACGTAAATAGACATAAGAAGACAGGCATAGGTCTATTAGAAACTTTTGAAGACCCAATGGAAAGACGTAGAAAGTTAGTGCGTCTTACAGCAAAAGGCAGAAGAGTTTACAACACTCTTTTGGAATGGGTTAAATAACAATGAAAGGCGGTACAGTATGCAGACTAAAAATCCAAAACTGCTTACAGAGATACACCGCAAACTTACTCTTAAAGGGTGGGAAAAGTTACAGCGTGAACGAGCCGAGAAAGTTATTACAATGTTGGGTCGTGGAATGTTAGTAACTGAAGTTACAGATAATCATGTAGAGCATGTTGTTGATACTTTGGAAAACAGAGGTTATCAAGGTTCTACAATTAATCGGTATCTTTCTTCACTCTCAAAGATGTTAAGATATGCCAGTCAGAGACAATCTATTTATCATCTTGATAGAATGCCTCACATTGATTGGAATAAAGAGGACAATGGTAGAGAACGATACCTTGAGCTAGAAGAAGAAAAAGAAATTATTAGATTGTTAACCGAATGGAATATGGTTGACTATTTAGAGTTTTTTTTATTTCTAATAGATACAGGTATGAGACTAGGCGAAGCGTTATCTATTAAGAAGTTGATGATACACAATAACAATGGAAGTTATATTGTTAACTTACCATCTTCAATTACGAAGAATGGTGAGCCAAGAGGTGTACCACTAACAGAACGTGTAAAGTCTATTGTTGTCAAACTGTTGGACAAAGCGGAAAGAAACGACTTGGTATTTAAACACTTAAAATATTGGACGTGTGAAAATACTTGGAGACGTTTAAGAAAAGCAATGAACCTTGAAGAAGACAAAGAGTTTGTCATTCATTGTTTAAGACATACTTGTGCTACTAGGTTAGCTCAATCTGGGAAGGTAGAACTTCACATGATTGGACAAATGTTAGGCCATAAGTCATGGAAGATGATAAAAAGGTATGCTCACTTGATACCAAATAATCTAGTGGGTGCAGTAAATGTTCTTAATGGGATTAATCAAAATGCACAATCCAATTAAGGAATAAACGTAGTTAGAGGATAGTTGATATATGTTGCTATATAATACAAGTAAAACAGACTATTCCATTGATACATGGGTGCAATAGGATTTGCAATCCTCTGTTCAATCAATGTAATAAGTTGCCTTGTTATAAAAAATATAAGTAAACACTCAACTATTCTCTACTACATCTTAAAAAAATAATCAAAGGACTAAACTTAATTTGTAAGCCATTCCTTTGGTGCATCAATCAACAAAAGGAGAATAAATTGAAAATACTTGAAATAATGCCGACATACAAAGACCAACACCTGAACGAAACAATGTCTAAAGAGTTAGGTGCAAAGAGGACAAACAAAAGACGTATCTCACATATTGAACGAGGTGAGGAAAGTGTCACTTCTTATGGTAAGGTTATTGTCGCAAATACAATAAGACCTTTAGCAATCCGAATAGCAGAATGGGTAGAACATGGTTTATCTAATGTTCATTCTAAAACTCCCATTGCTCTAAAATACATTTCCCAAGTAGACCCAAAGATATTAGCGTTGATAACTGCAAAGCATGTAATCAATACTATTACTAATACCAAGAACTTGACTGCTACTGCAATCACTCTTGGTGGAAGAGTTGAAACAGAGATAAGTTTAAAAAACTTCAAAGCCTTAAATCCTGAACTGTACGAAACAGTGAAAAGAGATTTAGATAAAAGGTCTTGGAACTACAATTATAAAAGAAGAAAGTTAAGAGAGAGTGCCAAAAGAGATAGTATTATGAAGTGGGAAGAATGGTCTACTACTGAAAGATTACATGTTGGTATGGAATTAGTCAGCCTTCTTATTGAAAGTACAGGACTTGTCCAAATTGGTACTGAACAACATAAACATAAAACTATTAAAGTTATTAAACAAACTGAAAAGACTAAACAGTGGATTGATAATAGAAATAAGTTTAATGAACTATTAAACCCAGAGTATCTACCAATGGTTATGCCACCAAAAATGGTTGAAAATGGGAAAATTTCTGGTCATGGATATTGGACTGAAGAACTCCCAGAGTTAGACCTAGTTAAACAAAAAGGTAAGAAATTCAATAAAGAATTAGAAGCCTTTGCTATGCCTGAAGTAACCAAAGCTATTAACTTAATGCAGGGTACAGCTTATAAAATTAATAAGTTTGTATTAGGTGTAATGCAACATGCGTGGGACAAAGGTTTATCTATCGGTGGTATGCCACCCATAGAAAACTTACCATTACCTAAAAGACCTCATAATATAAGTGAAGACACTGAAGAGGGTAAGAAAGCTCTTAAAAAGTTTAAGAAAGATAGTGTCATTGTTCACACAGAGAATAACAGAATGGTATCAAAGAGATTATTGTACGCTAAAATTATTTGGTTAGCCCAAAAGTTTGTACAATATTTAACTCTATTCTTTCCACTACAATTAGACTTTAGAGGTAGGGCTTATTGTGTCCCTGCGTTTCTTAACTATCAGTCTATTGGGGGTGCTAAAGCACTTCTTAATTTTGCTGTTGGAAAAGAGATAACTAAAGCTAATAGAGGTGTCTTTTGGTTAGCTGTTCATGGCTCTAATATGTGGGGTAATGATAAAGTCACATTAGAAGACAGAGAAAAATGGTCTTATGATAACCTTGAATGGATTAAAGCCTGTGGTGATGACCCAATAGGTAATAGACAATGGGAAGACGCAGATAATCCCTTTCAGTTTCTTGCTTTTTGTGATGAATGGAAAAGATACCATGAAACAGGTGATGGTTTTATATCTCATTTACCAGTAAACGTAGATGGTTCTTGTAATGGTCTTCAAATTTATTCTTTGTTACTTAAAGATAAAGTTGCAGGAACATTAGTTAACTGTATTCCTAGTGATATACCGCAAGATATTTACCAATTAGTTGCTGATGAAGTTACTAAAACTTTAAAAGTTAAAGCTGAAGAGGGTGATGACTTGGCGAAGAAATGGTTACAATATGGTGTTAAGCGTTCTACTTGTAAAAGACCTATTATGACTATTTGTTATGGGTCTACCAGATATTCATGTACAGATTTCGTTGTTGAAGATTTGACTAAACGAAAAGATAAAGGTGAGATGCACCCTTTTGATGACATGTTTAAACCTGCAACATATTTGTCTAAAATTATTTGGTCTAGTATAGGTGAAAACTTAAAATCAGCTAGACAAGGTATGGATTTCTTACAAGGGATAGCAAAAGTTATCGCTAAAGAAGGTGTACCTTTACATTGGACTACACCTGTTGGTTTTCCAGTTTTTCAATTCTATCCTGAAATGAAAAGCAGAAGAGTTGACGCACATTTAATGGGTCAAGTTATTCAACCAGTTATAAAAGAACAAGGTGAAGGTACTGATAAACTTCGTACTCGTAATGCGGCGGCGGCTAACTACGTTCATAGTTTAGACAGTGCTTGTATGATTAAGACAGTCAATATTGCAAAGGAAAAAGGTATTGATAATTTTTGTAACGTGCATGATAGCTTTGCTACCCATGCTTGTGACATAGATAAATTAAACGAAAGTATAAGAGAGGCATTTGTGCAAACATTTAAGGAAGACTTATTTGATAAGTTGAAAAAAGAAACCGCCTTATTAGTGGAAGATAAAGAAGCTGTTAAAAAGTTTCCTGAAATCCCTGCGTCAGGTGAATTGGATTTGGATTTACTACATCAATCCAAGTTTTTCTTTGCCTAAACCTATGCACATGTGGATAGATTATGAAAGAATATATAATAATGACTTTACTACTTCTACCTTTTGAGGAAACTTTTAAGGTAGATAGTAAATTATGGTTAGCTGAAATTAAAGTAACTGACTGTAGGTATGAAGTTCCTACAATTTACCATGAACCACCCATAAACAAACATGAAATCATCATTAATGGAAAGAAGTGGCAGTATGTAGGGAAAATGTGTGATGCGAGTAAACCTGCACTATTAGACTAATCAACATGGTTGGAGAAAACAAAGAGATAAATAAGGAGAAACATGAGTAAACAAACGTATGAAAAATTGGTTACACCAATAGGTGTATCACAATTTGCATGGTTAAATAAACCAGATACTAAATTTGATGATAATGGACATTACAAAGTTAATCTAGTAATTGCTTCTGCTGAAGCAAAGCCACTCATTGATAAGATAAATGGTGAAGTAACCAAAGCTGTTGCTATGGCTAAAGAGAAATCTAAAGGCAAGAACATAAAAACAGCAAACAAACCTTTTGAAGAAGAATATGTAGATGGAAAACCATCAGGTAACATAATCTTCAAATTCAAAGCTAAAGCAAAGATAATAATGAAGAATGGAGATGTCATTGACAACAAAGTTCCTATCTTTGATAGCAAAGGTACACCAATGACCAATCAAGTTTGGTCTGGTAGTCAAATGAAAGCGTCTGCGGATATGATACCCTACTATACCGCTATGGCAGGTGCAGGTGTTTCATTAAGACTAAAAGCGGTGCAAATAACTAAATTAGTTGAAGGGTCTGGTGCGACTTCGTCCTCGCATGGCTTTTCAGAAGTTAAAGATGGTTATGTAGCACCTGAAGATAAGACATTTGAAAATGAAGTTGAACAATCGCAAAACACTGACTTCTAATCAAGTAGGTCTTAAATATGGGTTTAGGTCTGGTTTAGAAATATCTATCTCGGAAGAGTTAGATGCAAATAAAGTAAAGTATCAGTATGAGAAGGTTAAATTGACGTATGTCAAACCACAGAAAGCTCACACTTATACGCCAGACTTTTACCTAGAAGCTCACGATTTTTATATAGAGACTAAAGGATTATTTACTTCTGCGGACAGACAGAAGATGAGACTTGTTAAAGAACAACACCCAGAGAAAGACATTAGAATTATATTTAGTAATTCAAGAAGTAGAATTTCTAAAAAATCTAAAACTACTTATGCAATGTGGTGTGAAAAATACAAATTTAAGTATGCAGACAAACACATACCATTGGAGTGGTTAAATGAATAATAATAACAGAGCAAGAACAGATTTTATTGTTGTACACTCTACTAGAACAAAACCTAGTGAGAATTTAAGTGCAAAGGATATAACTTTAAAGCATAGAAAAGAAGGTTATTTTCATAATGCTTTTCATTATATTATAAAAAGAGATGGTAAAATAGAAGAAGGCAGAGACATTGAAATGTCTGGTGCTATCTTACCTATTAATCAGCCATTAATTACAAACCAAAATTCCATAGCGATAGCACTTGTTGGTGGCTTATCGCAAGATGGAGCAAATCTTGACACTAACTTCACGTTCAAACAGTTCGTCTCACTGCGAGACCTTGTAAAACAGTTGAAAAAGAAGTACAGTGTTGAGGTGGTGGGTTGCAGAGATGCAACTAACTCCAACTCTTGTATATTTTTTGATGTACAAGCGATTGTTGATTGAGACGCATCTAGTTAGAAATAGCTAGGTGCGTTTCGTATTTTTGGGGTGGCTTACAATGAAACTGACCCCATAGGGCTAGTAGAGGGAGACTGAACCTAGCCCAAAATAAATGAGGCAAAGGTGGGAATTGAACCCACATACATAGATTTGCAATCTACTGCGTAACCATTCCGCCACTTTGCCATAAATTTCACATTAAACCAATATTCAAAAATTTACAATGACAGAACACAAAACAGAAGAAGAGTTTTTATATCACAGCCCATGCGATAATTGCGGCTCGTCTGATGCAAATGCTGTCTA